ACACACACTTCTTTTGCTGAAAGAAATACAGCAACACAAGATATGATACATGTTGTTGTAGCAGATGAAGATGGTGATTGGACGGGTACTAAAGGTGCAGTTCTAGAAGCATATACAGGACTTTCACTCGCAAATAACGCAACAGGAGAAGATGGTTCTGCCTTATATTACAAAAATGCCATTAATAGAAAATCCAAATATGTGTGGTGGGGTACACATGAAGCCGGTACTCACGGTGGAGCAAATACATCATTAGGAACTACTGCATGGGGTGCCACTGTTACATCCGGTACAAAATATCACGCAAATGGTTCAGTAATAACAAATAGTCTTTCTAACGGAAGTGCCGGTTCGACCTGTACAGACGCAAATATTGTTACAGCTTACGATAAATTTCGTAATGCCGATGAAATTGATGTAGCTCTCTTAATGACAGGGGACGCATCTAATACAGTCGCAAAATATTGTATAGATAATATTAGTTCAGCCCGTAAAGATTGTATCGCATTTATTTCACCTGAACAAGGCAACGTAGTAGATAATTCGGGTTCAGAAGTAGATGATGTAGTAGCCCGAAGAAATGAGATGGGAAGTTCATCTTACGCTGTTATGGACGGTGGTTATAAGTATATGTACGACAAATATAATTCAGTATATCGTTACGTTCCTTTGAATGGAGATATTGCTGGTTTATGTGCAAGAAGTGATACCGACCGCGATCCATGGTATTCACCCGGTGGATTTAATCGTGGAGGTATTAAAGGGGCAACCAAACTTTCATGGAACCCTCGTCAAGCTGAAAGGGATGATCTATATAAAAATGGTGTAAATCCTATTGTAACCTTTACAGGAGGTCTTGGAACAATATTGTTTGGAGACAAAACACTATTAGCACGACCAAGTGCATTTGATAGAATTAATGTAAGACGATTATTCATTGTTCTAGAAAAAGCTATCGCAAACGCAGCAAAATTCTCATTGTTCGAATTTAATGATGACTTTACACGTTCTCAATTTGTTTCTTTAGTTGAACCATTTTTGAGAGATGTACAAGGCAGAAATGGTATTTTTGATTTTAAAGTTGTCTGTGATACTTCAAATAATACAGGCGAAGTAATTGACAGAAATGAATTTAGGGCTGATATCTATGTGAAACCTAATCGTTCAATTAACTTCATACAGCTGAATTTTGTAGCTGTTCGGTCTGGAGTAGAATTTTCTGAAATTGTCGGACAGTTTTAGTATAAATAATTAAAAAGTCTAACTGAACAACGTTTAAGGAGTAATAAAAAATGGCTTTTAATTTAACAAGCTTTAAGTCAAACATGTCTGCTGATGGCGCACGTGCATCACTATTTGAAGTGGCATTGGCAAAACCGAGTGGTATCGAGACTGGTGCGGTTACCGATTTTAATTTTAAGATCAGAGGCGCATCTATACCAGGGGCAACAATTGGTGCAATAGATGTACCGTATATGGGAAGAATTTTAAAGTTTGCCGGAAATCGAACATATGCAGATTGGACGACAACAATCATTAATGATGAAGATTTTGCTGTTAGACAATTCATTGAAAAATGGATGGCAGGTATAGCTTCTCACCCAGGAAATGTAAGAACAGCACAGGCAGTTAGCCCAGCCGGTTATACAGCAGATTTGAAAGTGAAACAATTGGGCAAAGCTGGTAGCAGTAATGCATTAAGAACATATACATTTGAAGATGCATTTCCCACAGACTTAGCAGAAATTCCATTAGATTGGGGAGATACCGATACTATTGAAGAATTTACAGTTACTTGGTCTTACCAGTTCTGGACAGCAGCATAAAGGAGAACTTTAATGGCATTTAATGTATCTAAATTTAGATCAGAATTTAAATTTGACGGCGCCCGTGCTAATTTATTTGAGGTTTCTTTTACGGTTCCTACAATCGAGTCTTCAGAAAGCTACAAGTTGATGGTTAGAGGAGCCTCTCTTCCAGGTAAAACTATAGGGGCAATTAATACTCCATATTTTGGAAACCAATGGAAAGCCGCGGGAAATTTAACATTCCCCGATTGGACAATTACAATTATCAATAAAGAGAATTTTGGAGTTAGAGAAGATTTTGAACTGTGGATGGAGCAACTTAATAGCGCACGAACAAATGTGCGTCCCATATCAAATTATAGAACAGCGTTACATGTAAAACAATTTGGAAAAGCGGCGTCAGATGCTACGGGTACAGGCGCGGCAGCAATTGCTAATTATCGATTTGAAGGGGCATTTCCCACAGACTTGTCAGAAATTTCTCTAGATTGGGGCACAACTGATGCTATCGAAGAATTTACAGTTACTTTTTCTTATGATTGGTGGAGCGTGAATTACGGGGCTCCATCACCCTCGGTTGTAGCTACAACAGCAGCAGCTCCAGATGGAAAGTCATCTATTGATGGTACTTTCGCATAATATTACATTATTACCAACCTAAAAATCACATCCTTTGAAATCGGGGTATTTTTATAGAATATCCCGACATTTTTTTATGACTTCCAAATTTCAAAATATTAATAACTATAAATATAATAAAATAATAGTAAACCCCTCCCTAGGACTTTTTACATGGCTATAGAATTATTTGGTTTCCAAATAGGAAAAACAAACAAAGAAGTACAAAATAAGTCATTTGCATTACCAGAAGTTGATGACGGTGCTACAGTAGTTGAAGGTGGTGGAGTTTTTGGTCAATATGTTGATCTTGAAGGCACTGCCAGAAGTGAAGTAGAATTGATTAACCGATATAGAGAAATGACATTACAATATGAAGTTGACGCTGCAGTGGATGATATTGTCAACGAATCTATCATTACTTCCCGCGGAGATGAGCCCGTTTCTATCAACCTTGATAAATTGCAGGTTACCGATAATATTAAAGCGCGCATTAGAAACGAATTTAAAGAAATTACAAGGTTATTAGACTTTGGCTCACAAGCTTATGATATTTTCAAGCGTTGGTATATCGATGGTAGATTATATTATCATATTATTATTGATGAAAAGAATGTAAAAACGGGAATTCAGGAATTAAGAGCATTAGATCCACGAAAGATTAAAAAAATTAGAGAATTAAAAAGAGATGCTCCAGGATTGATGATATCCCCATCTACAGAAAAATCATTCACAAAAAAATATGAAGAATATTTTATTTACAATGATAAAGGTATAGATGGTTCAAGTTATGCTGCCCCTACTCAGACGGGCATAAAAATTGCTACTGATGCAATTTGTTATACTCATTCTGGATTAATGGATGCTCAAAGAAAAAGAGTATTATCATATTTACATAAGGCAGTTAAACCACTTAATCAGTTAAAAATGATTGAAGATTCTTTGGTTATATATCGCCTAGCCAGAGCTCCAGAACGAAGAATATTTTATATTGATGTTGGAAATCTCCCCAAATTGAAAGCTGAACAATATCTCCGTGATATTATGGTACGTTATAAAAATAAAATGGTTTATGATGCTTCAACTGGGGAAGTTAGAGATGATAGAAAACATATGAGTATGTTGGAAGATTATTGGCTTCCTCGGCGTGAAGGTGGACGGGGTACAGAAATTACAACACTTCCGGGTGGGCAAAACCTTGGAGAAATTGAAGATATTTTATATTTTCAGAAAAAACTTTACAGATCACTTAATGTTCCTATTTCTCGATTAGAACCAGAAACGGGTTTTAATCTCGGAAGAGCCTCAGAAATTACAAGAGACGAATTAAAATTTGCTCGTTTTGTTGATAGGCTGCGTCACCGTTTTGTACACTTTTTTAGTCGATTGCTTGAAACTCAATTATCCCTTAAAGGTATAATGAACAAGGAAGATTGGAATCAGATACGCCAGTTTGTAAATTATGATTTCTTAGAAGATTCCCATTTTGAAGAATTGAAAAAATCTGAGATTATGCAAGATCGCATGAACGTTCTCAGAGATATATCAGAATATGCTGGTAAATATTATTCTCATAATTGGATTAGAAAGAATGTTTTACATCAAGCTGAAGATGAAATTGAGGAAATCGATAATGAAATTACAGGTGAAAAGGGAGACTCGCGATATGCGAGTGATGAAGATGAAGGTGGTGGAGGAGGTCTATATTCACAGAAAGATCACTCTAAAAAACTTGATTTAATTAATGAACAAAATATAGATGAAAAAATTGATCTTAAGATTGATGAAATGAAAGATGATATACATTTAAAAGACAATATTCAGAATGTTTTCGATACCATATTAAACGAGAGGTCGGATGCTTGACGAGAAAAAGACTCTTTCAAAGAATGAATTAGAATCCGCGAAAGTTCTTGCTGCAAGTTTACAATTTACAAGAAATGAAGTAAAAAAAGTAAAAACAGACTTAATTGAAGGTTTTAAGGAAATAACTGATCCTGCGACTGGAGAAAAAGTTAAAGTTCTTGAAATTGTTGGCAGAAAAGGTCTCAAAGGAGAACGAGGAGAAGACGGAAAACATGGCCCCATTGGTTCTATGGGTCCTCGTGGCCCAGAAGGTGTTCCGGGAAAAATGGGGCCTCAAGGTATACAAGGTCCTATAGGTTTAACGGGCTCACAAGGTCCTGAAGGTCTTACTGGTCCTGCCGGTATAGATGGTGACGACGCAGATGTTTCAGAGGTATCGAGCCAAGTCGCGAGATTAAAAACACGATTAAATCTTTTAGCGTCAAGTACAGGTCACCTAAGTACACATACAGGATGGGGCGAATATGTAGGTGGAGGTGGTGGCGCACAACCAGATGGAGAAAATTTAGGTAATCCCAGTACTTCTGAATATCGCCCATTTAGTACTTTAAAGTCTGGAGCAAATTCTACTTTACAATTTTATAAAGCTATTGGTAATAATGGTATTCAATTTGTAAGAAACAGTGCCAATACAGGTTATTATGCCCAAATAGATTCAAGTGCTACAATTAATGTCTCAAGTTTTAATATTACTAGCACTTCAGCCAGCCTAAATGTTGCGGGGTTAACATCACTCGCCAACACAGTTCCCAAAGCTAATGTAACATATGATTTAGGTTCCCCACAATTATATTGGAAAAATGTATATGCTCAAGCGATTGTCACCACAGGAGATTTACAATTAGGTGATGATTCAACCGACACTGTTACTATAGGTGCCGATATTGGAAGTGATATTATACCAAATACTGATAGCACATATGATTTGGGCAATACTACTCACCGATGGGCAAACATATATGTGGATGATATTGCTGTAACTTCACTTTCAGGTGCCGGACTTACTGCTAATTCAACCGAAGTTGATATTACAACAACAACATTAGATGTAAATGCCAATCTTGCCGTTCATAGTACATTGTTGGCTAATTCGACTAATGTAACTCTTGCTGGTACATCTGCTACATTTTCAGCCAATGTAACAACAACTGCTGCAAATGTTTATATTAATGGTACAGATTTATTAGTTTCATCAAATACTAGAATTACAACAACCACATTGGATGTGAACGCTAATCTTGCTGTACATTCTACTTTATTGGCTAATAGCACTAATGTAACACTTGCGGGAACATCAGGAACAATTTCATCAAATGCAACATTTTCTGCAAATGTAACAACAACTGGCGCAAATGTTTATATTAATGGTACAGATTTATTAGTTTCATCAAATACTAGATTACCATCATTTACAGCAAATACAACTGAAGTTGACATTACTACAACCACATTGGATGTAAATGCTAATCTTGCTGTTCATGATACATTATCAGCCAATAGTACCAATGTAACTCTTGCTGGTACATCAGGAACTATTTCATCAAATGCCACATTTACTGCAAATTTAACAACAACTGGCGCAAATGTTTATATTAATGGAACTGATTTAAAAGTCACCTCAAATACTACACTACCATCATTTACAGCAAATACAACTGAAGTTGACATTACTACAACAACATTTGACGTAAATGCCAATCTTGCCGTTCATAGTACATTAACAGCCAATTCTACTAATGTAACTCTTGCGGGAACATCAGGAACCATTTCATCAAATGCTACATTTGCTGCAAATTTAACAACAACTGGTGCAAATGTTTATATTAATGGCACAGACTTAAAAGTAGATTCTAATTCAACATTTAGTGGCGCAAATGTTTATATAAATACAACAGACCTATTAGTAAAAGCAAATACTCGACAAACAGCAAATGTAACTTTTTCGGGCGCAAATGTAGTTTTAACATCTCATGTAAGTGGTTCTGGTATTGAAGAACGTATTCAAGATGTTACTGCAGCAATGTTAAGAAATACTGCCGATCCGTCATCTACATATGCCGGAACTATGGTTGGGTTGAAAATAATTTATGATGATACTAATGGTGAATTAGATATAACTAATGAAATCGCTACCCATCCCTTTACGGAGGCTGGTCATGCACATCCACAAATCGCAAATTTTGGTTTAGTCACCGAAGATTTGGTTTCGGGAATACAAATGTTAGAATTTTTACAGGGAGTGACATCAAGAGCATTTGATTTGGGTGTAATAACAGCTAGTTCATCAGTCGATATATCAAATGGACTTTTACCATAAACCAAGGAATTAATGGCAACTCAGATACAATTTAGACGAGGCACTACATCACAACACGGATCTTTTACGGGCGCATCGGGTGAAATTACAGTAGATACAGATAAAAACACTCTAGTAGTTCATGATGGATCTACTGCAGGTGGTTTTGCCTTAGCCAATAGTTCGGTTGTATCATCTTCCCAAATGTACGATGCCGATACAGATACTAAAAATCAACTGGAAGAGTCCTCAGATGAGGATACAATAAGATTTGATGCCGCGGGTACTGAAGTCGCTTTAATGAATTTGACTCATGTATTATTGAAGAGTACAAATTTTCAAACTACATCCAATACAACTCTTGCCGGCACAAATACGGTAATCTCTTCAAATGCAACATTTTCAGGAACTAGCTTAAAAGTCGCAGGTACTACAGATTCTTCCAGCAATTCTACTGGAGCACTTCTTGTTGCTGGAGGTATGTCAGTAACTAAAAGTATGTATGTTGGTCAAAATCTTGTTGTAGAAGGAAATTTAACAGCAGAGGGAGGTACACTTACTTTAGGTGATAGTACTGCTGACAGTGTGGTTTTTACAGGGGATGTAAATTCTAGTATTATTCCAAATACCGATAGTACATTTAATTTAGGTAATACAACCCATCGGTGGAATGATTTGTATGTAGATGATGTTACACTTACACAAACTCTTGCTGTATCTGGTAATACTACTATGCCAGGAATTGCTGCCAACACTACCCATACATTATTGTCTGGTACAACAGAAATTGATTTAACATCAACGACTGTTGATATAAACGCTAATGTTGCCATACATAGCATTTTTACATCAAATTCAACTCAAATTGATATTGATGGAACAACATTAAATGTTTCAGCAAATGTTACTATGCCGTCTCTTACGGCAAATACAATTAAAGTATCAGTTACAGGCACTACATTAAATAGTAGTGCTAATATTAATTTTCCTTCGTTTACAGCAAATACGATTGAAGTGGATGTTACTACTACGAATTTCGATGTAAATGCAAATCTTGCTGTTCACACTACACTATTAGCTAATTCCACTAATGTAACTCTTGCTGGTACATCAGGAACTATTTC